AGCCCTTTTAGGACCGATGCCTGCTATACCAGGGACATTATCACCTGTATCACCTGCTAGACATTTGAGTGTCAGATATTTATCTGGCTCAACATCATAGTGGTCTTCCCAATTATCTAAAGTTATTTCTTTTCTAGTTACTGTACTAAATCTAGAAACATCTTCTTGTATAAGTAAGTCCCAGTCTCTATCTGATGATATCAACCAAATCTCTCCTATACCAAATTCTTTTTTCTTTCCGACTATCCAAGCTGCTAAATCGTCAGCCTCTAGTCCTTTTTGTTTTATTGTTAAATGTCCTCTACTTTTTAGTTGTGTAAAGGCATTACTAAATTCTCCCATAAACTGGGCAAATTCTGCTTTTTCTTGTTCGGTTTGCTCCGCATACTTATCCGACCGATTCGCTTTGTAATCGGGGGCTAATCTTTTTCTGTAGGTACTTCCACCATCTGCAAGTACAACTATGTTTCCACAGTCATACGACTTTGCGAGACTTTCAACAGTTCTTACATAGTCGTGTTTAAACTCGAGCTGTTTAGAGTGCTTCCACCTAAAGGCTACGTTTAGACCATCAACTATCAGTAAGTTCCCATTCTGGATCTGGTTCCCAAGGCTTGAGAAGTTTATCGCCATTTGTAAATTCCAATTTTTCGTTTTCTAGCCACTTTTCTGCGTTCATTATATATGCACCGAGCCAGTTTATGTACATATATCTTTTTTCTTTTATTGGTTTGCGTGTAGTCGCAACAAACCAATTTGAGTAGTTTTGTTTCATCAATATGATAGGCTCTTGCTTCATTTGCTGTGCCTGTAATATTGCTTTGTTCCACCACTTTACAAAATTATTACTTTTCTGTGTAAAGATTTTGTGAGTAAAACCCATATCCTTATAGTGTTTGACTTCTATAAGGAATAGGTTATGTTTATTTTCGACATATAAATCTCCTTTAATTTTACCACTACCACTACCGGGTGTCTGTGTAAAGTCTAAGTTTGTATGTCTTTTTAATAGAGCTGCTACTTCTTTCTCAGCTTTAGTTCCTTTTTGTCTTGCGTTTACCAATTTTAATCATTTCCTTCAATGTTGTTTAAATATCTTGCCTGTTCTAGTTTTGCTCTTTCTAAACTGTCCATTTCATTTAATACACAGTCAGGGCATTTCATGCCTATAGGCAAATATACTTTTTTGTTTGAGTGCGGACACTCATGATACCAAAAGGTATCGCCTTCTTTATGAACCATATTACTCCAAACGACTAATATTTTCCTCTTTAATTACTTCAATCTTTGCTAGAAGTGGGTGAGTCCAGCCATGAGATACTAGGTAAGTATTTAAATCTTCCCCAAGTAGTATCTCTACTAACTTCTCTTTACCCTCATCATCTAGTACACTTATTATTTCATCAAGAAAGAGTGTATTAATCCTTGAACTAGAAATACTACTCATTAGTTTTCGTATTGCTAGTAGTGTTGCGGTGTTAACTCTTGCAAGTTCACCAGAAGACAATGCAAGTATATCTACTACTTTCGCATTGTCAGTTATTTCTACATTCAGTTTGTCATTCGTTACAACAAACTCAAGACTGAATCTACCATCTGATAGTTCAGATAAGTACTCATTTGTCAAATCTTCTAAATCTTTCACAAGATTCTCAATTTTGTAGGCGAGTAGTCCATTTGTACTAAATGCTTTCTTCAGTATCTCTAGGTGTGCAGACTTTTCTTCTACCTTACCTAAAGCTGCGACGAGTTCTTCGAGTTGAGACTCCATACCATCTGATTGTTCCTGAATAATAGAGATACGAGTATTGTGGCGTTCCGCCCTCATATTCTCCTCACTTATTCTATCTATCTCATTGTGTATGTTTCTCAATTTGGAAGAAAGTTCGTCAATCGAGGAAGAGATTTCGTCACCGTCTAAAATCTGAGAAGGTAGACTAGTGTCCAAATCACGAATGAAATCTTCTTTCTGTCTTTGCTGGTTTTTCTGAATTACCACCAGTTTATTATGTTCTTTTGCTTCCGCAATTTTTTCTTTCAGTATAACTGTTTCGTTTTCCGCAATTGTTTTCGAGTTGAAGTAGAATTGATTGAGTTCCTCCACTTTTTCATCATCTACCTCTTGCTCACAAGTTGGACATTGTCCATGTAGTTCCGAGAGTTTATCCAAATGTGCTTGAGCTTCAGCCACCTTGGAACCGAAGGTTCCTTGTTGCTGCAGCATAGCAGTAAGGGATATCTCCTCTCCTACTGGCTCTAAATGACCTTGTCGTTCTAGGTCTTCGAGTTGCTCTTTTATAAAATTATTATCTATAATTTTTTTATTTTTTTCCGAAATCTTTTCAAAATCGCTTCGTAATTGCCTTAAAGTTGTCTCGTCATTTTCTGATGGTTTTGGTAAATCTAAGATAGGAAGTATGTCTATACTCTCTAATTTATTTTCTTCTAACCATTTTACTATTGTGTCAGACCTACTATTGAGGCTATTGACTTCAAAAGAAATCTCTCTAGCTGCGTCCTTGAATATATCAAAGAACTCTACATATTCTTCTAGCTTTAACAAATCAATGAGAAACTTTTTTCTATTTGTATCTGTTGCAGTTAGGAACTGTAATGATGTATTTGTATTCTGATAAACAAGCTGTGTGAAAGTCTTAAAGTCAAGCCCAAGTAGTTCTTGAACTGTCTTATAGGTGTTCGTAGCAGTATGAGAAGAAATATCCTCTCCATTTTTATACAGTTTACATTTGATTGATGCCTTACGAGTTACATCTATCTCGTAATCGTCTTCATCTACCTGAAAGGTTAGATTGATAGCATAGCCGTTATTGACGAATCTATTTTGTATCTCTTGTTTTTTTATTCCTTTACTATTCTTATTGAATAGGACTTCCTCGATAATAAGCGGAATGGAAGACTTACCCATTCCGTTTGTACCAACAAGTTGGGTGAGGTTGCTGTCATTAAGGTCAAGAGTATTATTTTGCCCATAGCTGAAACAGTTATCCCAGCGTAGCTTTTTTAGAATAATCATTAAATACTCCCATAATTGATTTAATTTTATCGTCAGTTAAATTCAGTATCGCACTTAAGTACTCTACTAGTTCTTCTTCCATTGACATTTCTTTAAGATTAAGCGTAGCTTCAGTACTTCGTTTTACAACTTTCTTATCAAGCAACTCAGAGTTTTTGATATTTGCTAAGTCAGCTACGTCACCTTCTATCTCATAGATAGTATGGTGAAAGTCTGTGCCAATCATTTCATCTTCACTTTCTACTGTTCTTCTTAGTAGTTGTGGTAAATCAAATTCATGCCAACTCCAATCTCCATACATTCCTTCATCGTCAATAAGAAGATATCCTGTTTTGACTACATCTCTGTGAAAAGATGTAGTCATAGGACTACCTGGATATACAATATTTCTCTGCGTATTGGAGTGGCTATGTAGGTCACCCGCGTATACTACAGGAAAGTTATCGAATCTATCCAAGTCAACCTCTGGTGTAACATGAGGAGGTATTTCACCCCTTACATGAGTAAACAAAGGTTTGTCAAAATTACATTTTTCTATTCCACCTTTTTTATGTAAGTCTACATAGGGTAGTATAGTTCCCCACGAATATTCTGTGGTTGTATCTATAATTTCAACTAAAGGGTTTATATCAGATGTTGCTCTCTTTAAATTACTAAAGAATGTTTTGTGTTTTTTAGTTGCTTCATGGTTTCCATCAAAAATAATGGTTGGAATATCTACATCTTTAATAAAATCAAAGTATAGAGTAATTTCGTCCATTGAAGGAACACGGTCAAATAAATCTCCACCTATAATATGCAAGTCTACATTTTCTTCAATTTGATGTAGAATTTCAAAAAATAACTTGTATCTACTACAAGCCCATGCCATAGGCACATTTTTTTGACCAAGTTTTATATGCCAGTCTGCTGTAAATAATATCACGCTACGAAGTCTTCTCCTGGCTGCCATGCGCAACCTGTAAGTCCACCTGCTTTTAAAGCTTGAAGTGTTCTTAATATTTCTTCTGCGTTTCTACCTGTGTCAAGCGCGTTGACTGAGTAGTGTTGAATTACATGTTCTTCATCAAGAATAAAAGTAGCTCTATAAGGAACTCCTTCTTTTTGATTATAAACACCTAATTTTTTAGCAAGTCTACTACTAGCATCGCAACACAAAGGGTGTTGGATGTTTCTGATAATATCATTACTTTCTTTCCAAGCTAATTTACAAAATTCATTGTCAGGACTAAATCCTAAAACATCAGCTTCGCCCAGCAGTATATCCATTTCTGCTATTTCTGTTGGGCAAATAAATGTAAAGTCTTTTGGATAAAAATAAACTACAGTCCACATATCTTCTTGCAGTACATCTATATCAATAAGCATGTTATCAATATCACATGCTGCTGCTGAAAATTCTGGGAATATGTCTCCTATTGTATAATCCATAAGTCTCTCCTAACTAATGCTAAATTCTGAGTCAACATCTGAAGGTGCTTCTGAACCTTCTGGTTGTGTTACTCTTTGTAAAAGCTCTAACTGTGCGTCAGGGGTAGGTCTAGCTAGTACATCGTCCATTGAACGAAGTTCTGCTATTGCTTCTTGCTCAGCTTCTGTTAGAGGTCTTGGTTTGCACTTAAGTGCTTGTAGTCTGTACTCGACATTAAATGCCATAGGTCCAGTCTTAACTCTTTGGAAGCAAACGTCCCACCCAGTTTCAGGGTCGGTTGGATCGCCTAAATCTTCTGCGGCAACCATGATTTGTTCCATGAGTTTCTTTTTAAGATTAACAACTTTTACATTGCCATCAGTTGGGTCTATAGCTTGAATAGCGTATGCCCAACCACATTTTAAGTCAGGAAAGAAAGACCTTACGTGGTCAGTTTCCTTATTGTTGAATGTTTCTGTATTTCTGTCGAAAGCTAAGCACTCCATAGGAATGTTTTTACCGTTTTCTCCTTTAATCCAATAAACATATCTAGGTAGTATGTCACCTACTAGTCTGAAGACATTGTCTCCTTCTTTGTAAGTATACTGGTCGATTGAGGACTTTTTCGCTGCCCCCGAAGCTTGATTAAATTTTAATGCCATTTATGTTCTCCATTTAGCGTTATCTTCAAATAGAAAGTGTACTAGACCATTCTCTATCCGAAGCAATCTGTTGCGATTTACTATGTTTTCACTTACAGGCAAATGTATCAACTCTAGTGTTGTTTGCCCTGTTTGTTTGTAATTAAAATAATTTCGGTATGAAGCTACTGCAATATATTCTGCAGCTTCTTTATTACTATAATTTCTTCGTTCTGCAAGTAACTGTCGAGGATTTAGTAAAAAACTATCACCGACAAAAGACTTCCCAAAATATTTATAGGTCTTGTCTTTTCTACTAGCAGGGATTCTTTTATAAGTTAATAAATGAACGATAGTAAGTATTGAAGTTGAATCTCCTTTGGTCTCACTATTTATCTTTTCCCAATTATATTTTATCATATATTATAACAAATTTTGAAACTCGTGTCAAGTAGTATTTTTCGGAGGTGCTTACAGGGTTGATATCTCATATCCTTGTTTGAGATAGTACCCCATACGTAAACTAGCCTGCCTCTTTGCAGTCTTTCCAATTAAATTTATATCTACTACTACGGGTTGTTGTTTTCCTTCATAATCCCTAATTATTCTACCAATGAGCTGTGTAAGTAACGGCTCGTTATTTACTGGTGTAGCAAGTATCAAACAGCTTAGAATATTTAAAGAAATACCCTCTGAGAATATAGACTGTGTTCCATACAGAACGTCTTTGTCCTCAAAAATCTGATTAATTATATCTGCTCTATCTTCGTGATGGACTTTGCCCGTCACACAAACTGCGTTGCTACCAGTGAGCTCCGCGCAGTTTCTGAGGAAGTCTACTCTATCAGATACCACTAACACTTTATGACCTTTGGCTGCGTACGATGACGCGGCCATTGCCACAGAATGTTGGTACTCTGGGTTGTATGCTAACTCATTTATTCTGTTTGCCCAAGGAATACCGTTTCCGTCCATAAAGCGTATATCCATTGGTAGGATATGAACTTTAGGCATCATAAAATTTTCCTTTGGTGGTTTTAAAACATTATCTCCAAAGTAATCACGAAAGACTACATGTCTACCATCTTTTCTTTGTAATGTTCCAGTTAAGCCTATCTTATGTCTAGCACAATTCTTATCTATAATTCTAGAAAAGGTAGGTGCGCTACAGTGATGCATTTCATCTAGTATAATAGTGCCAAACTCTTGTCGTATCTCTGGAATCTTTCTATACAGACTTTGTATATTGCCTATAACGACTGGACTATCTAATTCAAATTTACCACTACCTATAATTCCAGGCGTGATATTAAAAACTTTCTTTACTTCATCTTCCCATTGCTTTCTTAGAGCTAAAGTATGGGTTATCACTAGGGTTTTCTGCCCAAGTTTTTCAGCTATTGCAAGACCTGTAAATGTCTTACCCCAACTTACCCAAGCGTTAATTATGCCGCCGTCACCTATCTCGTCATATACTGACTGCTGGCTTGGTCTTAATGTCAAACTAAACTTGGGGAAGTCTACTGGTTTTAGTACTCTCTTATCTACTACTTCGTGGTCTGCAGGGATTAGGTCAATTCTGCCCACCGGTATTGCTACTAGTCCCTGTCTTATTAATGCCATATTTTTTATAATGAGTGGTGGGTCACCGAATTTGAATGACGGTATGGCATACGTCAGTTCATCGTCAATCTTTTTCTGTTGCGCGGGCAATACTTCCAAGTAAATTCTATCACTAATAACTGCTTTCATTTTATCCAGTGTATTCCTTGTAATTCTTTTACATCAGACCATACAAACCATGCGTAGTCTGTAGCATCTGTTCCTTTGCCTGTAAATGAAGGTCTTTTACTTAATATAAATAATCCATCAGGTGGAAACTGTTGCCAAAAGTCATATCTTTTTTGACTACCTAAAAAATTTATTCTTAGTAGCATTATTACTGTAGGTGCTAATGACATAGAATGTTCAATAAACTCTTGTGCTAATGAAAAGGGAGGATTAGTAAGTATTAAGTCAGTTTCTTCAAAATGATTAAAGAAGTTTATATCTTCTTGTATTTCGCACCAATCTACTTTT